TCATGGTTGAAGTTGTTGCGGCGGATCACCTGCGCCAACTGATCGAGCGCGTCGAGCGCCTGGAAGAAGAAAAGGCCGCAATGGCGGCCGACATCCGGGAGGTCTATGCGGAGGCCAAGGCCAACGGGTTCGAGCCGTTGATCATGCGGGAGATCATCAAGCTGCGCCGGATGGACCGCGACGAGCGGCTGGAGAAGCAGTCGGTGCTGTCGCTCTACCTGGAAGCCCTGGGCGAAACGCCGGCAGGGGCGGCCTGACCATGCCGAGCAGGGGCACAGTGTCCGTCGATGAAATCAAGAGCGCGCTGCTCGATGTCTCGATGAGCGCCGCGCCCTTCATTCATGGCCGGGGGATGGAGCGTGCGCGCCGCAACCTGCTGCGCACCGTCAAGCACGCCAGCGAGCTGCTGAAGCTGGAGATCGTCGATCCGGAGGCCGAGGCCGGCCGGGTCGAGCACCTGCGCGAGCTGGCGCAGGCCGCAGATGCCGAATGCGCTGCCCGGCCTGGCTATCGCGCTGATCTGGAGGGCTGAGGGATGGCGTGGCTGCAAGGATTGCTGCGACCGACCCGCTTACTCTTCACGGGGTACTACTCCGGAGCACCTTTTCCAAGGTCATGGGGGAAGCCGGGTATCATCAATATGTTGGCCTCAGGAAACCGGGCCGCGAACCTCTCGGGCGGCATCACAGCCCCAGAGTCCGATACCTCTGTAGGATCGACCTCGGTCCAGACGCCTCCCTTTCTGAGAATGGCGAAGGCGCGACCATCTTCGAGAATGACGGCCGGTCGATACTCCCAGTTCACAAGAAACATCGCTGCGTCCTCCTTCACTGATCGTCTCACGGCGACTTCGGCTGGGGAAGTAGCCGTAGGCAGTTCAAAACCACTACCGACTCTGAGGGGCGTCCAATGACTGGCACCGGGAACCGTTCCTCCGCCGTGATGGCGCAGCGGTCGGAACCGCGCGACAGTCTGGACTACTTCCCGACGCCGCCCTGGGCGACACGGGCGCTGGTTGAACATGTCCTGATCGGTCCAGGCTGGCGACGCCGTCAGATCGCGGAGAGCGTGGTCTGGGAACCGGCGTGCGGAGAGGATCACATGGTCCGGCCGTTGTCGGAGTACTTCCGCGAAGTTATCGGCACCGACGTTCACGACTACGGCCACGAGGCTGTCCACGATTTCCTGATGCCCTACCTGCCCAGGATCGTGGAGGCTCGGCCGGGCCCGCATTTCATCATCACCAACCCTCCGTTCCGGCTTGCCCAGCAGTTCATCGAGCGCGCCTGCGAAGTCGCGGAGCAGGGTGTGGCCATGCTTGTCCGCAGCAGCTTCATGGAAGGCGTCGAGCGCTATCGCGAGATCTTCAGCAAGCGCCCGCCCCTGGTCATCGCGCCGTTCGTCGAGCGGGTGCCGATGCACAAGGGACGGCTCGACCCCAAGGGATCGACCGCAACCAGCTATGCCTGGTTCGTCTGGCCGGGGCAACTGCCCATGCGGAAGGATTCCGCACCTCGTGTCATCTGGATCCCGCCGTGCCGCAAAGCGCTGGAGCGGCCTGGAGACTATGACCAGGTCGCCTATCCGGACATGCCGGAGGATCTGCTGTGACAGAGGGAATGCGATCAAGGATCGTGCGACTGGGCAAGGCGGGTCTCAGCATGCCGGAGATCGCCGCCCGATGCCTGGTCAGCTGGCAGGTGGTCAGGACGATCCTGGTACCGGAAGAGAAGCCGGACCCGGCGCCAGTGGAAGCGCCGCTCCGGCCCGCCACTGAAGCGCCTTCCAGGGGCTGTCAGAAGGCCGCTGAGCGGCGTCCGGAACAGGCGTCGACTCCCTCTGGTGAGATGGTGCGTGAGTCACGGACAAAGGTGGCAGCAGAGCCGCCGAGGACCGTTGTCCACGCCCCGACGAAGCCTGATCAGGCACAACCTGCTGAACCACAGCCGCCACTGCCGCGTGAGGTGTCCCGGCCCGTCCCGGATGGCGAGAGCAGGATCCTGTCGGAAAAGCCCCCGCGACAGCCGGAGAGGGTTTCGGCGGTCTCCGAAACCGAACGCGAGAAGCGGGCGGAGCTGGTGCGCGAGGCGGTGGCCGCTGGACGGGTGACGAAGCTGCCTCCCGGTTCTGCCGCAGGACTGTCGGATATCGAGACCCGGTTCCATGCCGCGCCACTGGCGGTCGAGCAGATGAAGGGTGCCGTGGGGAAAAGGGCGCGGATGCTTGCCGCAGGCCGCAACGGCCGCCGCAGGAGGCTTCTGAAATGAGTGTCGCCGCCTTCAAGCTGATCGCGGTCGGGTGCCGGGAACTGGGCATCGATGACGATGCCCGGAAGGAGATGCTGCGGTCGCGCTATGGCGTCGAGAGCCGCAAGGATCTGTCTGCCGACCAGCTGAACGACCTGATCGAGCATCTGAAGGCCAGTGGCTTCCGGCCGACCCGCGCCGGACAGGCACAGGGTGGCAGCAAGCGGCCGATATCGAAGCATGGCTATATCCGGAAGCTCTGGGCGCTCTGGGGCAACCTGAAACGCGCCGGCGTACTGGACGCCACGGACACCGACGCGGCGCTGGTGGCGTTCGTCAACCGGCACCGGAAGGCCGGTCACATGGACCACATCGACCAGCTGGAATGGGTGACGGAGGCCGAAGCCTCCCCCATCATCGAGGCCCTGAAGGCCTGGTGCCGTCGCGAGGGGCTGCGGAACTGATGGCAGATCCCGCGTTCCGCATTCCTGGTACCCTGCAGACGATCAGCGAGGTCGCCGGTACCGAGGCGGCGCTGAAGCTGGCGCTGGAGTGCGGCGGGACACGGCAGCGGATCCCGCAGGTCGCGGAGGGCAGCAAGCTGGCCGACTATGTGGGCATTGACGCCGCCCGTCGCATTGTGGAGGCTCTGGCCGACGAAAGGCTGACCATTCCGCACGCGCGGAAGCCGATGGCGATCTGGTTGCGTGCGCAGGGCTGGAGCCAGGAGCGTGTCGCGCGCGAGCTGAAGGTGGAGCGACGCACCGTCCAGATCTGGGAGAAGAAGGCCGCCGAGACCAGCGCCCAGGCCGACCTGTTCGGCTAGACCTTCCCGACCTCAGGGCGTCACAGCAACGCCCTTACCGGCGTTCACCGATCCCAACATCCTGCACCTGTCACGCCGGGCGCGTGTCAATCACCCGGACCGCAGTGGGTTCTTCATGAACCGCTGCGGTCCACCGCCCGGCAACTGGCGCGGTGGAGGTGAGCATGACAACGACCGTCGAAACCCTGATTGATGGCGTGATCGAACGCGAAGGTGGATTCGTCGATCATCCGGATGATCCGGGCGGTGCCACGAATTTCGGCGTGACCCGCAAGGCGCTTTCGGAATGGCTGGGTCGCGAGGCGAGCGTCGAGGACGTCCGCAACATGTCGGTAGAGGTGGCCAAGGCCATCTACCGGTCGGAATATTTCATCAAGCCTGGCCTGGTCGATCTCCCTGAGGTGCTGCATGCGGTGATGCTGGATGCCGCAGTGCATCACGACCCGACGGATTCGATCCGGATGCTGCAGCGGGTGCTATCGTTCTGGGGCATGAAACCTGGCCCGATCGACGGCCTGGTCGGTCCCCGGACGATGCGCGCCGCCGAGACGGTTTGCGCCATCCGCCCCCGCGTCCTGATCGTCGCCCTGATCGAGCACCGTCGCCACTACATGGAGAACCTGGTGCGGAACAAGCCGTCGCTTGATGTCTTCTTCGGCGGCTGGATGAACCGGCTCAACAAGCTGCTGGAGCTGGCGTGATGGGCAACAGGGTTCCGCGCAAGTCCAGGTCCCAGAAGGTCAGCAAGCGGGCGTTTCACCGTCGTCGCAGCCATGCCGGGCCGGTGGAGTCGCGGCAGACGCATCCGGTCAGGGTCAGGCAAGGGCTGTCGCTGGCGGAGGCCATCAATGCCTGGTGCCGGGGGATGGTCGCATGAACAGCTTCTGGGACGGGGTGAAGGATGTCCTGGGCGTGGTTGCGCCGGTGCTGGGGACCGCTGTCGGTGGTCCGCTGGGCGGTGTCGCGGCTCGGACCATCACCCGGCACCTGCTGGGGGAGGACCAGGAGACCGACGACGCGTCGATCGCGGCCGAGGCGATCCGGCGTGCCAGCCCCGAAGACCTGCTGAAGCTGAAGCAGGCCGAGCACGACTTCACCACCCGGATGAAGGAACTCGACATCGAGGTCGAGAAGCTGCACGCGGGTGACCGGGCGAGCGCCAGGCAGCGCGAGATCAGGACCGGCGACAGGATGCCGGCCGTGATCGCGCTGGCCGCGCTGTTCGGGTTCTTCGGGATCCTGTCCGCGATGATCTTCGTGGAGATCCCCGAGTCGGCCGAGCAGCCGCTGGCGGTGATGCTGGGCGCGCTGGGCACGCTGGTGACGTCGATCGGCGCCTACTATTTCGGATCCTCCAAGGGCAGTTCCGACAAGAACGCGATGATCGCGCGGCTGTCGGGCGCGGACCGGCCGCGAGTAGCGCAATCAGCTGGCCGCGACGGTTCGTAGGAGGAGACGGATGAAGGAATTCTTTCTCGACTGGCTCCCGATGATCATCTTTACCGGCAATCTGGTCGTGGCCTGGGTGGCATGGTCGATCCGTGCCTCGGCCCGGCACGAAATGACGACGGTCTCGTCCGAGATCAAGAAGTCGCTCGATGATCACGACAAGCGGCTGCAGGAGCTGGAATTGCGCCACCAGTATGCGCCCGGCCATGAGGATCTGCAGCGGCTGCACGATCGTGTTTCCGACGTGAAGGACAGGGTGACCGACGTGGCCACCGAGGTGCAGGGCGCGCATGCCGATATCAGTGGCCTGAAGCGCCTGATGGAGATCCTCGTCCGGCATCACATTCCCGAGGCCGGTGCGTTGCAGAGGGGAGACAAACGATGAGCCTTGCCGCTGCCATCCGTGCCATGGTCCGGCGCGAGGTCCTGCGCCTGCTGGAGTCCGACGCCGGTTACAGCCAGAACCACGTTATCATCCGCCGGGCGCTGGAAGCCTCCACGGCACAGTCGCTGACCGAAACGGAGGTTCGCGGTCACCTGTCCTGGATGGAGGATCGCGGGCTCGTCACCACAGAGTCCGTCGGCCCCTACCTGTTGGCCAAGCTGACCGACAAGGGCCTGAGCGTCGCGCGGGGCGAGGAGCATATCGAAGGCATCGAACGGCCGCGGCCGAGCGAGCTGGGCTGATGCCGCCGCGCCACCAGATTGACCGACTGCCGTCCGACCTCAGGACGTCGATCGACCGCTATCTCGGGAAGGAGAATCGGTCGGTGGACGAGTTCACCACATTCCTGGCGGAGCTGCTGGCACCGCACGAGATCAGTGTCTCGCGGTCCTCCGCACACCGCTACATGGTGAGCAAGGAAGAGAGCGCGGAGATACTGCGCCAGACGCGCGAGATGACCGCCGCGCTCGCGCAGGAAATGTCTGATTCGAAACAGCAGGGCCAACTCGGCCGAATGCTGGTCGAGATGGCCCGGTCCCTGGTCCATGACATGCTGGTCACGTATCACCGCAAGGGGGAAACGCCGGATCCGAAGGAACTGGCGATGATCGGCAAGGGCATGGCCGAGATGGCACGTGCCGCGCGCCTGGACCAAGACTTCGAAGAGAGGGTCGAAAAGGAACGCGAGAAGATCGAGGCGGAGGCGAACCGGAAGGCTGCCGATGCCATGGAAACGGTCGCCACGGAGGCCGGGTTGTCCGCCGAGCGGGTGGCCGAGGCCCGCCGTCGGTTCCTCGGGATCCGCGACAATGGCTGAGGTGGAGTTCGCGGTTCCTGCTTCTCCGGTCGATGATGTCCTGCCGGGCGTGTTGCCGAAGGAGGATCTCGATCCGCTGGCGGACGGCATCCTGATGGCGCACCAGGCCGCGTGGGTCGCAGACAAGTCGGCCGTGAAGGTCGCCGAGAAGGGACGGCGGACCGGCATCACCTTTGCCGAGGCGCTGGACTCCACACTGACCGCCGCTTCCCGGCGCAGCGCCGGCGGCGACAACATCTTCTATGTCGGCGACTCGAAGGAGAAGGGACTGGAGTTCTGTGCCGTGGTGGCCCGTTTCGCGCGGCATCTGGCAAAGGAACTGGTGACCATCAACGAGTTCCTGTTCGAGGACCGCAAGCCCGACGGATCGACGAGTCACATTGCGGCCTACCGCGTGAAGTTCGCCAGCGGCTTCAGCGTCGTCGGCCTGTCCAGCCGACCGGCCGCCATCCGTGGCCTTCAGGGCATCGTGGTGATCGACGAGGCGGCATTCCACCAGGATGTCCGGACCGTCATCGATGCGGTTGGCGCGCTGCTGATCTGGGGCGGCAAGATCCGCATCATCTCCACCCACAACGGCACGAAGAACCCGTTCAACGAGCTGGTGCGCGAGACCCGCGAGGGCCGAAACGACTATTCCCTGCACCGGATCAGCTTCGACGATGCCGTGGCCAATGGCCTCTATGAGCGGGTCTGCCTGATCAATGGCGATGAGCCGACAAGGGACGGCAAGGATGCCTGGTACCGCAAGGTCCGGCGCGTCTATGGCACCCGGACGGCGGCGATGCGGGAGGAACTGGACGTGATCCCGCGCGAGGGATCCGGCGTGGCCATCCCGCTGACGTGGATCGAGGCCTGCAGCACGAAAGAGCACAAGGTGCTGCGCTGGGAAGCGCCGGCTGAGGATTTCACGAGCTGGCCGGAAGATCTGCGCCGGGCGGAGATGGACCGGTGGCTGGAGCGGGAGGTGCAGCCGCTGCTGGATCGGCTGACCCGCCTGCCGACCTATGCCGGGCTGGATTTCGGCATGAAGATGGACCGGACGTGCCTCAGCATCTTCCAGACCGCACAGGATCTGACGCGACAGGTGCCGCTGATCATCGAACTGGACCGGTGCCCCTATGACCAGCAGAAGCAGCTGGTGAAGTACGTGCTGCAGCGGCTGCCCCGGTTCTCCGGTGCGATCTTCGACGCGAACGGCAACGGCATGCCGCTCGCCCAGGAGATCGCCCAGACCTTCGGCGAACGGCTGATCCAGCAGCTGCACCCGAATGTCGCCTGGTACCGGGAGCATGGCCCGAAGTTCCGCGCGGCATTCCAGGACGGCACGATCCGCATCCCGGCCGACCTGACCATCCGCGATGACCTGCGGGAACTGGCCGAGGTCGATGGCGTGATCCATGTGCCCAGCGACGTGCGGCGGAAAGGGGACGGCGGCGACAGCCCGCGTCACGCCGATGCGGCGATGTCGCTCTATTACGGTCATGCGGCCGCAGGCATCGACCCGGTCGAGTATGGCTATGACGGAGCTGCAGGGACGCCAGGGACACGTGGGTTCGGTTCACGCCCGGCCGACACCGATGACGAAGATGAGGACGCCTTCTCAGTGGCCGCCTGGGGACGCAGGAAGGGAGCCTGGTAATGCCGTTGCTGGATCAGTACGGACGCCCGATCGAGAAGGGTATCCTGCGCGAGGAGGTGGCGGCACCGTCGCTGGCCGGAGTGCGGCAGGTGATCGGCGACCACCCGGAGAACGGGCTGACGCCGCCGCGACTGGCGCGCCTGCTGCTGGATGCCGAGCAGGGGGAGCCGTTGGCCTACCTGGAGCTGGCGGAGGCGATGGAGGAGAAGTACCTGCACTATGCGTCGGTGCTGGGCACCCGGAAGCGTGCGGTCTCCGGGCTGGAGATCCAGATCGACTCGGCCTCCGACGCGGCTGACGATGTGAAGGCGGCGGATCTGGTGCGGGAGGCGTTCGCCCGCGACACGATCCAGGACGAGATGATCGATATCCTGGACGCGGTCGGCAAGGGCTACTCCGCGACCGAGATCATCTGGAGGATGGACGGTCGGCAATGGATGCCGGAGCGCCTGGAGTGGCGCGACCCGCGCTGGTTCCGGCCGAGCCTGGAAGACGGCACGACGCTGCTGCTGCGGGAGAACGAGGGTGACCGGCCGCTGCAGCCGTTCAAGTTCATCACCCACTATGCCAAGGCGAAGTCCGGCATTCCGGTGCGGGCCGGGCTGGCGCGGGCGGTGAGCTGGGCCTGGCTGTTCCAGAATTTCTCGATCAAGGACTGGGTGGTCTTCGCCGAGACCTTCGGTCACCCGATCCGCATCGGCCGCTACGAGAGCGGAGCCAGTGCCGATGACCGGCGTGTGCTGCTGAATGCCGTCTCATCGATCGGGACAGATCTCGCCGGGATCATTCCGCGCACCATGGAAGTGGAGCTGATCGAGGCCAAGCTGACCGGCAATATCGACCTGTTCGAGCGGCTCTGCAATTTCCTGGACCGGCAGGTATCGAAGGCGGTGATCGGCCAGACGGCGACCAC